GTTCGCCTTCGACTCCGGAACCGGAGCGTATTCCACTGTCCTGATTTCTTTCACCTGTACGCTGTCGTTTTCTATCCTTTGGCTTTGTATCAACCTTTTGCTCCCGCAGCAACTCGTGCTGAACAGGGCAATTATCATAATAACGACAGGCAGAAGCCTTCGAGACAGCGCGGCGAAAACGTCCAAGTTCGCGATGCAGGTCGGAAACCTCATCCTGTAACTGCAATATTGTTTTACTGATTTGTTCATACAGCGTTTTGTAAGTATCGTGAATCTCTTTGGTTGTACGCAGATTTCTCAGCGTTTTATTTAAAAGCCAGGTCAAGCCGCCGGCTATACCGCCGGCGGGAATCAGCCATTCCAATATTCTTATGAAAGCATCCATCTTGAACCTGCTTTAATTTCTATATTTCTACGTAGGTGTTTTCTTTCCGAACAGTCCGAATATTGCCGTAACTATTCCGGTATCAAACACACCATTCGCAGCTAAACAAGCTCCGGCTCCATACAATAGCGCTAACCAAAAACTCAATCCATTCAAAAACCCTAAATGTAATATCCAACCTGCCATCGTTATTGCGATACCGATCGCCCAACTGAATATCTGCACAGATAATCCACTAACGTTCGGTATAATTAACCTTCGTAAGAACTGGACGGCAATCGGTATGAATGCCACCAGAGCGAAAAAGGTTTCAAATATCCCGTCAATCGTTTTTACCGGGTTTAATGCCTGCTGTTGGGCTGCGATACTGTCTTCGTATTGCTGATAGACAATCTGAGCGGTATTGTCCGGTACCGAATCGAACGCCGCCTGCGAGAACACGTGAGCGCTAAATATCAGCGCTAAAGTTAAAAGTAAATGTTTCATTTTTTTTGTTTTAATAGTTGTTTTGCGGGCTAACGCCCTGTTTATAAAAATTACTGATTAATCCCTATGGATTTGAGCCATTTTTGAACGTCAAATGAAGGACAGGCTTTTGCTGACAATTGGTTATGACCTGTGATTTTCACGTTTGGGAAACGCTTATGAAAATCCCTGACATAACTTACCAGCGCTTTTGATTGTTCCTGTGTCCGGGTGTCTTTGGGAGTCTTTCCGTCAGCGGCGCATCCGCCAACGTACACAATGTGCCGGGAAATGGAATTATATCCGCTTGCTCCATTGGTAATCTCCCAGTTATCAACCCATTCGTCTTCATTGTTTTCAACTAATCGCTCAATAGTACCGTCGAGATGAATCATATCGGTGTACCCGACCTGATTCCATCCGCGGCCTCCCTGTGATACCGGACCAGTGTGCCACGCCCGGATTTGTTCGGAAGTTACCTCCCTGCCTTGCGGCGTTGCCGTGCAATGAATGACTAAATGTTTGAGAGCGGCTCTCATTTCGGTTCTGACTTTCCCTGCTGTCCATCGCCATCAATATTTAGTTTGACTTCTTCCGGAATATACAACTCAGCAAGCCCACGTTCAACAACATCGTTTGCACGGGATTCGTCAAATTTCAACTTGCTTCCAACTTCGTAATGCGTTTTGTGGTTGTTTTTATCTCTGAATCGTTTTAAAACGACGATTTCAACCTGTGCTTCTTTTTTCTTTGCCATGATTGTATTGTCTTAAATGATTAACCTTCTTCGTCTTCTTCGGGAACAAAATCGCCGTCTTCACGCCAGTCCAAAGCGACAAATTCTTCTCCGAATGCGATTTGCGTGTCTGCCTTCATCAACATCTTGACGAAATACAGTTCGCTTGCAGGTCTTGTTTTGTCAACCTGTATCACATTTTCATCATCCTGCAGGTTAACTGCAGCAAAAAAGTTTCCGCCTAACCCGGAAGAACAGGGCGTCGCAACAATCAAGCCGTCAGGCCAGTCGGAAAGAACTTCGATTTGGATGCCTTTGTAACGCTGCTTGTTTACTTCGGTTTCGTCGGCGTTTTTAGAATCGCGCTTAGTCAATTCATCATCATACGTATCAAAATCATTTACGCTCATCAGAATACGCAGATTCGGATTTCTGCGCAATGTGACCGAAATGCCGGAACGTAACTCTTTTAAACGTCCAATCATCGTTGTTTCGGAGGTCTCTACCTTGACTACATCCGCATCTTTTGCAGCCTGGGTCAGGATACCATTTAACAACAGTTCGTCGTTGGTTCCATCTTCATACACGCCATTGATATAAAGCCATCCAAGTTCGCTGGTAACCTGTTTGAGAACCTCGCCCAATATGGTGGACTGTACGTGCGGAGGAAGTTCGCCGAACAGCAGGTCGCCTTTTGGCTGAAAAGGTCGCCAAATATATTCAAATGCGCGTGGATTGAACTCCATATACGCCATCATATCCTTCGGCTCCAACAGTTTTTCGCTGTATTTGAGGTCGCCTTTGGAATTTTCGCTTTGCGGGTCTTCCTTCCGTTTTTGCAACATCTTCCCGGATTTGATTCGCGGGATAGACATAGCTTTATGAACGCCTGGAATAACCATAATTAACCCTTTTTCCACCAGTTCATTGCTGGTTGCCGACAGGGTTAATATTTGCTCCAGGACTTCTCCTGAGTACTTTGTAGTGCTTAATCCTAATACTGCCATAAGTTATTTTTTTAATTGGTTTTTAATTTCTTCCTGTCTCTTTTCCCAGGCTCCCTGATTTTCTCCGGCGTCGCCGTCCAAATAGTTTACTGCCATTTTTTTCTTCGGAAGCGATTCCAATACAGCCTTCCCGTTTTCAAAGTCGGCTTTGAGCAGCGCTTCAAAATTCGCCATTTGCGGCTGTTTGATGCGCCCGTCCCTAACAGCAGCGTCTAACAGGGCGGTTCTCTCCGCCTCGACAGCAGCAGCCTCCCTGTTTTCAAAAGTTGTTACCTTTTCCTGCAAGGCGGTAACCTGCCCGGTCAGTCCCTGCACTTTTCCCGCTTCGGTTTCCAGATTATCAATAATCCGGAAAACATCCGCATCGGTAGTCGCATTGACAAACGAAGGCCGTTTTTTGATTTCGTCTAAATTCATTTTATTTTTTGTTTGTGCCTCACTGAGGCGGTTATTGAATATTTTATAAATCTGCTCTGTGGTGGAATCTTCCGGCACCGGATCCACGTCGTAGATGCCATTTATCAGCCCAAGCGACAGGGCTTCGGGCGCTGAGAACCAGTGGTCCTTGCCGTCAAAATAAGCCGCTTTGATTTCTTCCGGAGTTTTTTTCATTTTTGAGGCTACCAGTTCGCAAAGAGTATTTTCAAGCGCCTCTATTTCATCAATAGTGACCCGCAGGTCTTCTTTGTCGCCATATACGCCAACTTTGATGCTGTGCAGCATAAGCCTTGAATATTGGCTCATGTAAAGCGGTTTTCCACACAAGGCAATAACCGATGCCATTGAAGCGGCAATTCCGTCGATATAGATAGAGATATCGGCAGAACTGCTTTTCAGGGCATTGATAATGGCAATTCCGGAAAATACTTCTCCGCCACGGCTGTTAATCCGGATTTCAATTTTACCGAATTTCTGCTCAATTACTCTCAGTTCCGAAACAATATCCTCTACTTTGCCGCGGTAATCGTCAATATCCCCATAGATATAAATGAAAGCCTTGTCATCGCCGGAAATTACAGTATTGAAAAATTTCTTCATATTATACACTTAAAATCAATTCAACTGCAAAATTCAGGGTTATTTTTATTCATTGCAAATTGAATTTTTATCATACCCTCAAAAAAGAGGTATGATACCCAAAAATAGCCGTGTCATAAAAATTCGTTTTGCAAACCCCGTTCAAAAGCCTGAATTTTGCATAAAAAATAGATTTGTATGGGAGATTTAACGATTAAACAAAAGAAAGAATGGGCAAAAACGCTCTACCTGAAAGAAAATCTCACACAGGTGGAAATCGCGGAAAAGGTTGGTGTCAGCAAAGTGTCGGTAAGCAAGTGGGTAAAAAGGGAAAACTGGGAGCAGTACAGGGTTGGAATTACCCTTACCCGCGAGGAACAGTTAAAAAATCTGTACCGTCAGATAGCAGAAATCAATAAAGCCATCAACGCCCGGAAAGAGGGCGAGCGTTTCGCCGATACAAAAGAGGCGGATATTATCGGGAAACTGTCGGCAGCCATCAAGAAAATGGAAACCGATATCGGCATTGCTGATATTATTGATGTAGGACACCGATTTATAGAGTGGATTCGCCGAGTCGATTTAGACAAGGCAAAAGAAATAATAGTATTGTATGACGCCTTTCAAAAAGATTCAATCAAATGACACAGAAAGACAGAGATTCAATTCGGTTTTGGGAGGAATATAAGGAAAATATCCTGCGTTCCACTCCGGAAGACGCTTCCATGTCGGCGGCAGATATAGAAAAACATCGTCTCGCCTTGGAAAAAAATCCGCTCAAATGGATAAAATTCTTTTTCCCCTCTTACTGCACCTAT